TTCGGCAACCCGAACAATCTGCACAATCCTGTCCTTAAACTTTGCTACGATCATCATACTGGCTCCTTACATGGACCAGTAAGTCTCCGAAGCTGGGTTGCAACACCAAGGAGTGTCACGATCAATCTGGATGTCTTTACCGGTCATCAAATTTTTAACAGTTACCATTTTAGGATGGTATTCAAAGCGATAGCCTTGTTTAGCAGGATACAAACCAACTAGTTCATTAACTTCACGCTTCATACCTGCTTCGTCGCGGTTAGTCCAAACTGTAGTTGAAACAAGACGCTCACCAGTTTTGGTGCGCTTGTCTGCTTTGTAGATATACATTGTGTAGTCTTGTTTCATTTCGCTCTCCTGTGTGTTTCAGTATATGTATATTATATGCTCAAACGGCTAGAGTGTCAACCAGAGGGCTGTTGTATTAATACAACATTTTACCAATCTTCAACACCACTAATTTCAACATCAAACGAGCCCGAAAGCCCGTTGATGTTTTGGGCAAACGTCATCGTCGTAACGGATCCAATTCCGCTATGCCCAGATTGTTCAAGCTCAAATACATCAACGTCTTGAAACTTGTCCAAAATTTCTTTAATTTTTTCTATATCTTTTCTATGCAAAAACATTAATCTACACTCCTAAATGTGCGCCAATCATCGAGATTGGGCTTTTCGTCTGCATCGTAAGTCCAACCCAATGCCTTCATCATACGATGCTTTACAAGCAAGTTAGGGCTACGGAAGCGTCCAGTATCTTGGAAGCCCATCATAACACCTACTTCACAAACCGCACCCGAACGACAAATACCTGCAAAACAATGAACGACAACGTTCATACGATTGTCCAATGCGTGTTGTAGCAAACGAACAAGCTCTGCGGCCTGCTCATGGCTACACTTCATTTCTTCTTCGAGCACGTGATCCTTCTCTTCTACATCAAGAAATTCAAAGTTGTGAACTTCTTTGAACTTGTGTGCAGGAGTAGGGCGCCAGCTAGCAGGATCAACAATGCTGATCAGCATACTGTTCTCTCCAGCTTCGTGATGGAAACGAGTAGGGATGTCACTTGCGGCTACGTTTTCAATCCACGGCATTATCTTTTCTCCAGTAATTACGAACCATAGACTCCCCATTTCCTAATACAGATTGTGACAAGCAATCCGCCTATTAATGAAAATAGTAGAAATCCAAAAATACAATAAGCTATTGTTTCGATCATGTATCTATTATACAGTCAAAAGAATACCCTGTCAACCGTTAAATTGACAGGGTATTCAGGGGGTGTTATCAGTCTCTATTCGTTGCACATCCTGAGAAGGAATTTATCGGTTTTACCAGCAACTTTCAGTATCCTATAGATACGTATCGACTATAAAGGGGGAGTCTCGTTTCTTCCCCCAACTAACTTAGATATCGTAGCGTGGGACCATTACAGTCTTAAGCATGATACCTTCTGGAGTGAATTGGTCCATATCCGCTGACAGCAAAGCTGTCATGATGCTTGGACTAAATCCGCTAACTAGAGCGGCTCCAGACTTGTCTGCCTTAACAGGCGCATTGCCAGAACTGTTTAGGTTCCAGAACACAATTTGTGGAACGGTATAACCCGCTTCAGCATACTTGCGTTCAATCATTTCCATTGCGCTGTCGTCGAAACGAGCGCATTGGTTGAATTGCATGTCTGACAAGATTAGCAACATAGCTGGCATGTCGCTAGCTGGGACCTTGCCCTTAACCGCAACGCTTAGGATCTTGTCCATAGCGGCATGCAGGTTAGTGCTCATTTCCCAGTTGCTAGTTGACATTTGGTCAACCTTTTCAACAATGTTACCCTTTAGGGTTACAAGTTGTGGCTTGCTAGAGAAAGTCAAGAATGTGTCCTTGAACGCACCCTTGTTCTTATCTGCAAGATACAAGCCTAGACCAACTGCAACGTCCAAGCAACGAACAGTCGAACCTGGAACAGATGTTGTCATCGAACCAGATACGTCAACTAGAGGTAGGATACTTGCGTCACCTACGTAGTTTGGCAGAGCGTCCCATTGTGCAATCACATGGTCAGTTTCTGTCTTGTTCAGCTTGGTGTAGCTGTGTGCAATACCCTTCAACACATCATGTGGGTAGATTGCCGAGGCGTTAACCTTAACAGTCTTATCACCACTTACCAGCTTGGCCACATACTCTGCGAACGCAGGGGTGTGACGGTTGAATGCCTTCTTGTAGTTGCGAGCAGCCACAGAAGGAACATGTGAGAAGTTGATGTTGTCCCAGTCGTTGGCACACATTTGTGTTTCAACAACCTTAGTAAGTGCCACAAGGCTCTTACGGTATTGCTTTGGACTCATTCCGAAGAATGCTCGGATTTCAGCCGCGATCTTACCCTTACGAGGAGTCCACTTTGCGGCCAAGCCGTTACGGGCACGAAGGGCATCGCCCAACATGGTGTAAGCGGCTGACTTCAGGTCTGGTGAAGTGAAGACAAAGATGTCATCCCAACGGCCCACTTCTGGAACCTTCTTCAACAGAGCCAATGCGGCGTCCGGGTCACGCTTTTCTAGATGAACTAGAATGTCGCGGAACAGTTGACGTTCACCTGCACCACCGCGGACATCACGTGCCCATTGTGCGATGCGTAGTGCTACATCAGGGTTTTCTACATAAGCGGCAGTGAAGTCGCCTGTGATGTTCTTACCGCGACTTGCGCCGATGTTGTAAAACAGGTCAACAGTCGCCTTAGCGGTTGACTTACGTGCCTTCATACCGTTAGCGGTGCGGGCTTCTTGGTTTGCTACTGCGTTTACAAATGCGTTCATTTTATTTTACCTTTACAGAATGTGTTTTTTTTCGATATGCTTGAAAATTAAAAGTTGCTGTTAACATTCTAAAACTTTAACAGGATGGTCGGAACGGTATTTTATTTTCTGCTCTGCCCCATCCCCAGTATATCGGTTCAGTTCCCAGAGCCTAACCTAACTTGTGTCTGCGTTAGATAACATAGATGTCTTTCCATCTGTCAACAGTTCCATTAGCGTTATGGTTTATACATTTCTGTATTGCCACTACAACCGTTCCACGGGTCGCCGTCTACTGCATTAGCGGTTTCGTTATAGTTTAAAATTGCTGTATCCATCCTAGGAATACAAACAGGATCGTTGTTGACTGCTTTTATTTTACTCAGGCCATCACTCTGAGCTTGTTGGTCTATTTCAATAGCCGCCTTCAACGCTAGGCAGTTTTACCTGCTTCACTCCAACGAACTACCATAGGGTCCAACGATTCATAGTAATATGAATGTTGCTGTGCCGATCCTAAAACTCTTTGCTAGCATTACTGCTTGCTATGTATCTATTATAATACATCTACTTCATTGTGTCTAGCCTTTTTGGCTAAACTGATTAAAAACAGGATACGTTTTTCTTTACTTGTTGCGTCTACCAATTGCGCCACATCGTCCAAAAGAACGAAGGTAGGGTTCGAACCTACAACCTACTAGTTGAATAGTTATTAGCTGTTAGTATCCTAAAATTGGTGGATCGTGTAGGGATCGAACCTACGACCTACGCCGTGTAAAGGCGGAGCTCTACCGCTGAGCTAACGATCCAATATACTTTACTTCAACTCCTGACTTTTCCAGGAAGTTGATTCCGCTATCATCCCGATAGTGGTTGCCAAAAAATACACGAGCAATACCTGACTGATGGATAAGTTTGGCGCACTCGATGCAAGGGCTGTGAGTAACAAATAAATCAGCACCCAAACCACTGTTGCTAGACTTTGCCAACTTAGCAATCGCATTAGATTCTGCATGTAATACCTCTGGCTTTGTTTTCAACGATGTTGTATCATCTGAATGTTGGATAACATCTTCACAGTTATTATCCCATCCAGCTGGCATACCGTTGTAGCCATAACTGATAACACAATCGTCTTTAACAATAACGGCTCCTACCTGCAACCGTTTTGCATGACTTAATTTAGTTAGGCGTGTAGCCCAATCCATATATAAGTCTATATACTTTTGCTTCATATTCGTTTCAAATACTCTTTGCCAACTTTACCTGCTTGGATATCTTCCAATGCTGTAAGATTACTATGAACATGTTCACGCTTATCGCTTTCGCGATTATGACGTTTGATTTCGCGGGCTCTTGCGGCTGCAATTAGCACTAGATCAAATCTATTACCGCCTGCGTTCTCAACACATTTCTCTGTGTCAATAGCAGGGCCTCTGCTTAATCCAATTGGTTTCATAGTATGCCTTGTTAAAGTATTATTATAT